CGATGCAACCTCTTGGAAAGGGTTGACTACCGAGAATCATTTGGGTGCTATTTGGGGTTTAAATCCACAAAAAGCAAATGATGTTGTTACAAGAATACAACAAAAGTATTTTGGTAACGATATTGACTCAATTTTAAATAAATTTCCAGTAAAAGAATTTGATGATGATAGAGATTACTATTGGGAATTAGAATCTCAATTGATTGATAACCTACCTTTAGTAGAAGTACGTGTTGATGGTACAGCAGTAACTGCAGCATCTCAAGCAGGTATTGGTTTCAGTGAATTTGAAGTTGTTTTCCCTAAAGATTGGTTCTCTCATAGAGAAATTATCGTTGGTGAGAAAAATGAACTTTATCCAATTAGATTAAAGTCTGAAGGAAGAAGTGAAGGTTTAAATACTGTGTATACTGCTGAATTAATGACTGGTAATTCAACAGATTTCATTCCTTTTGAAGAAATCTCAGGTGGACAATTATTCTCTAGAGAATTTGCTTCTGTTGAAAGAACTATGTCTGAAGGTGGTAGACAAATCAAGCACAAATCTCATATCTCTATGAGAAATGCTTTCTCTCAAATTAGAATTGAAAAAGCTACTCCTGGTAACTTGTCTGGTAAAAAGATGGGAACTTACATGTTAGGAGAAAATGGTGAAAAATTCGTAATGTGGCAACAATATGAATCATTTGTATTTGATATGGAGTTCCGTCAAGATATTAGCAGATTGTTAATGTTTGGTACTTCTAACAAAACAGCAAATGGTGACTATATGCAAAAAGGTGAAAATGGATACTCTATTGTACAAGGTTCTGGATTAAGAGAGCAATGTGAAGCATCTAACACATCTTTATATACTAACTTTGATATTGATTCTTTATCAAACAGATTGTTAGATTTATCTGAAGGTAAATTAGGAATGGATGAAAGAGCTTTCGTTGGTTCAACAGGTGAACGTGGAGCTTTTCAATTCCATAAGGCATTAGAAGATAATTCTCAATTGTTTACTCCTACAAGAGAAACTAAAAGAATCTACGATGCACAATCTGAATATGCAAACAAAGGTATGGGTTACGGTGGACAATTCGTAGAGTATATGGGTCCAAATATGGTTAAGTTTAACTTATCTATTGAATCTATGTATGATAATAGAAATCGTAATAAAGTTTATCACCCGGATGGTGGTGTAACTGAATCATACAGATATGATATTTATGATATTGGAACAACTAATGGTGCAGCTAACATTAGAAAGTGTAAGCCAAAAGGTGTTGATATTATTCATAAATATATTCCAGGTTTAAGAAATCCTTTCTCTCCTGATGGTGCTATTGCTCCAATGGGAACTGCAAAAGATGCTTGGGAAGAGCACAAAATGTATATTGGTGGCGTAATGGTTACTGATCCTACAAAAACTGCTCACTTTATCTATAATGGTAACTAATAGTAAACAATAAAAGGTAGCTCCTTCGGGAGTTACCCTTTTAAATTAATAATAACAAATTGGAGAAAAATGGAAGAAGAAACAATTGAAACAAATGAAGTAAAAGAATTTAAATTACCTAATAAGAAAATAACAGTAAGATTAGTGGATAGATCAAGAGGTATGAGGCATGAAAAAGAACATGCTATGTATAACATGCCTTCTGGAGTAACATTTGAACTTTGCCCTAAACATCTTAAAGGTACTAGAATAATTGATTGTCCCTTGACTAGGGAAGAAATAGCGTTCTTTGAAAATAAAGCTAAATCAGGAATGGCATTTGAAATAGGGGATCTATCAGTAGATCAACCTAAAGCCTCAAATTTTTGGTATAGCAAGCGATCAAAAGTCACTTTAAATAATAGACCTAAAGTATTAGATCTATCTAAACCTACTGATTATATAACTTATAAAATATTATTAAGTAATTCAGATCTTGTTGCACCTAATGCAAAAGAAGAATTTTCTAAAAAGAGTTATATATTTGTTATTACTTCTGATGAAGAGGAACAAGTTACAATTCTATCTAAAGGTGATAAGAATAAAAGAGCTTGGAGATTAGCTACTAAAATGGAAGATAGTAGAGAAAAGATGATTGACTTTTTAACTGTAATAGGTAAAAGACCTTCTGATAATTCTAAATTAGAGTTCCTTAGATCTGAAATAGATAAGCAAATTGATACTAATATTAATCAATTCTTAGAAACTTTAGAAGATGAAAGATATGAAACTAGAGTTTTATTGATGAAATCTTTAACTATTAAAAGTGTATTAAGAGATGGAAACAAATATTTCTTACCTGGTGGTGATGAATTATGTTTCAAAGGTGAAGTTAATAATTTAAGTAATACTCTTAAATATTTAGATGCTGAAGAGAATCAAGATATTAGATTAATATTAACAGCAAAATTAATAAAGAAAGATTAGTAAATGGATGCAAATGAAATGTCATATGAATTTGATGTTCTTTACGATAAAATAGCGAGTCAAAGTAGCCCAGGATATACAGATAGAGAAAAATCTGTAATCCTGAGCAAGGCTCAAGAAATTTTAGTAAAGAGGTATCAACCTTCTGAATATAAAGAACAAAGAAGAAGGGATATGGCTAATTTAACTCGTAATGTAGATATTACTACAGCTTCTACAACACAAGATACAGGAAAACCAAATGGAACTAGATATGACTTACCTACGGATTTTATGTATTTTGAAGGAGAAGAAGTTACAGTATCGAGTTCTAATGCATGTTTTACAGGGAATAGAATACTTGTTGATCCTACTACGGAAGATGAATATTCATTAAAGATTAAAAATCCTTTTGAAAAACCACAATTAACGGGATCAGATTATGATACTGTTTTAAGAATGGATTTCTGGGACAACACAAATGGAACAAAAAGAATTGAACTAATTACAGATGGTACATTTACAATTACTACATATCATGTAGCATATTTTAAACAACCAGTTAATATAGTTCCTTTTACAGGTGATGGTACAACAACTGCTCAAGTGGATTGTGAACTTAACCCAACAATACATAGAGAACTAATAGAAGTAGCAATAAGGATTGCTGCTGGAATAACTCAACCTCAAGAGTACCAAATAAAACTAAATGAGGAGCAAATTAATAACTAGAAATTAAAAAAATATAAAAATGGGCGTACAAGGACAAAAATTTCCTAAAAATAATGTAGTAGATAATATTAAAACTCCTGGTGATAGAAAACCTGTTTTAGGAGTACATATTAACGAATTAGTAGATGAATTAACAGATGGTACTTCAGAAGATTTTAAGGTAGCATCATTAGCTACAGATGCTATAACTGAAACTACCGCAGGTAATGGTGTAGTTGTGGATGGCGTGACTATAAAAGATGGTACGGTAACAACTACTGGAGTTAATTCTGCTGTAGGTGGAACAACTATCTCCACTAATGTAGTTGAATATACTACTGAAGTAACATTGTCTACTACAGAAATTGTAGGAACAAGTGCAGGTAGTTTAGGTCATGCAGATGGTGCAATATTAGTTGCGGCAGCTGGAGCAGGAACAGCGTTACAATTTGTAAATGCAGTATTAGTTTATGACTATGATACAGCAGCTTATACAGGAGGTGCAGGAGATGACTTAGTTGTAAATATAGGTTCTGGAGGAGCACAGGTTTCTGTTTCAGGAGCTATAGCGACTGCCGATTTAATTACTAAGGCAGGAGACACTGTTATTAATCTTAGTTCATTAACTAATGATTATGTAATGCCAGTAAATTCTCCTATAAATATGACAGCTACTGAGGTGACTCAACCAGGTACTGCAGCAGGTGGAATTAGAGTTTTGGTAACATATAGAGTTGTAACAACAAACTTATAATAAATAAATAAATAAATAAATAAATAATTATATTAATTAAAACAAATAAAAAATGACAACTTTTAGTCAAACAAACCACGCAATGATATTGGTGGGAAAAGATGTAGATATAACAGGAACTACCATCAATACTTTAGCGGATGGTGAGGTAAGATGTTTTACTCCTGGTGGAACATTGTATACTGAAGCTACGGCTGATGCAAATGATGAATTTGTATTAGCTATGGGTAGAACTGGTGATCAACCATTAGTTTCTCAAAAAATTAAAAAAGACTGGGTAACTAGTGTATCTAAAAAAGATTACGTTGCTGATGTAGAACAATTAGATTATATTGGATATACAGGAGTTAGCGGATCAATCGTAGTAAACAATAATACTGTATATAGAGCTACCATTAATGTATTAGAATCATTAGAAACTAATCATGGTCAAGTATATGTAAAAGATTTAGTATACGAAAGTGATTCTTCTGCAACTCAAGCTGAAATTGCTCTAGGATTAGCTGGATCTGGAATTTCAAACTTTTCTAGAGAAGTAAAAAATACTTCTGGAGATCCAATGATTGTATTTAAAGCTTTATGTAATACTGCTTTAGATACTAACAATACTATGGATGAAACAGTAACTGTAACTAAGGGATCAAAAGTAATTTCTATTGCTACTGATTATGATTACAATACTGGTACTGATTTAGTAGTTGGAGATTTTATTAGAATTGCTGATTCTGATGCTACTGTAGCTTTGACAGATGCAGTTTATAAAGTAGAAGTAATTAATGCGAATGCTTCTGGTACTACTGATTTTATCACTTTAGACAGACCTTATCAAGGTGCTACTGGTACTAGAACTACTGGTAATAACTCAACTCAAGCAATTACTGTAGCTCAAGGAGCTGCTGCTAATTGGGGTGTTGGTTTAACAGGTCAAGATTTAGATTGGAAATTAGGTAAGATTCAAGATAAGATTGCTAAATGGAAATTAAATTTAGATTCTGATGCATTTGGAGCTACTACACTAACTAACTCTGCTGTTGCTACTTTAGGTACTGGTACTTATCATCAAGTTGCTGAACTAGAATGGTTCTTAAATGGTAACAATGGTGAATTATACAGAGCTGGTGAACCTAATGTAAATAGCTATACTCAAATGGCTTTATCTACTGAAACGTATGATATTGTTACAATCAATCTTACTAAATCTGAAACAAGTGGTTTAATTCCTACTAACAACCCACAAGTTGTTTATATAGCAATTCCTGCTACTACTGGTGGAGGAGAATGGTATGCTAATGGTGGTACTGATGATACTACTGATGTATTAGAAGATTTATTAGATGGTGTACCAGCTTACACTACTGCTAACTCTTTCGATGGTACTGCATTAACTGCTGCTGATTTAACTTGCGGTTAATAGTTTAATAAGCAATTAATACCGAAAAGGAGGGGAAACACTCCTCTCCTTTTCTTTTTAACTAATTATTAAAACTATTAAGAATGGCAATCAGTCCAAAAATAAAAGCTTGCTTTAAAGAAAATAATACTTTAATACAAGTAACAGATATAACTTTAGCATACGCAGTAGGTAATACTGGTGGATTTGGTACGCCTAATGATGCTAGTACAGCTATAACATCTGCTACTATACTTATTACTTTCCCTGATTCATCTACTCAAACTGTAGATGTTACAACTCAAATTAATGCTCAGGTAGTAGTTGGTAATTATGTCTTTACAGATATAACTCCTACTAGTACTGCTGATGGAGTATATACCTTTTTATACACTATTGTTTCACCTAGTGGAACAGTAACTTATACTTTACATAAACTTTTTATTGGTAAAGTGAGATGTTGTTTAGATAAACTACAAGCTCAAGTACCAGATAAACTTTGTGCTGAATGTGAAACAGAAGCTTTCATAGATAGATTAAACTTTGCAGAAGGTCTATATAGATCTTTAACTAGTTTAGGAGCTTGCTATAACTTAGCAGGTATAACAAAATTATTAACCAAACTTCAAGCTCTTTGTGACTTTGAAGATTGCAATTGCTAAAAAATTATGTGCGATACATGTCAAGATTGTGATAATATTACGTTACCAGTAATAACTGGACCAACTGGTGCAACAGGAGCTACTGGAGCAGCAGGTTCAAATGGTTCAAATGGTGTAGCAATATTACACAACGATACAACTCAAAGTACTACTAGTTCAACTAGTATAGCACTATTTAGTGCAACTAAGGCTTATACTTTGCCTATTAATACATTAAGTACAAATGGAAGTAAATTAATTCTTACAGCTATTTTTACTACAACTGGAGCAGGAACTTCTGGAACTTCAAATGCATATATTTATATGGCTGGTTCTAGTTATACTTCTAAAACCTATCCATATCAAATAAATCATGGAACTTCTGATTATCAATTTTACTTAAAAGTTAGATTAGAAATCACAAGAGAAAGTACTACAAACTTAGTTATTGCTTCTGATAGTTATGTATGTGATGAAACAGGTTCTACTATTGATCACTATCATTTTTCTGAAGATGAAACAGTAGCAGATTTATCTGCTAATACATTAGTATTTGATTGTAGAGGTAAAGTATCTGGAACAATTACTACATTCAACTGTGATCAATTAACTATAGAACATCTTATAAAATAATATAACTATGAATAGATTTAATACAACAACTTTAATTCCAGTAGCTGGAGGAGGTACATATCCTGTAGATATTGATAGTGATGTAGAACATGTAGTAATTAGACCTGCAGCACCAATTACTATATCTGCAGATGTTAACATAACAGTAAGCGGTACTCCTAAATTAAATCAGTATATTAAATTTTTATATGCTGGTACTATAACAAGTAATACAGCTTCTGGATGGACAGTAAATATATTTGGTACAGCTTTAGCGGATGCACAAGCACTATATGAAGCTGAAATTACTGCTCTTTTTGATGGTTCTGCTTGGAAGGTTAAAATATTTCCTTCTAGAGAAGGGGTAGCAAACTTAAATGGAGCAGAATTAGTAGCAGGTTCAGTAGCAACCGCAGCTATTGCTAATAATGCAATAACTAATAACCAGCTTGCACAAAAGCCTGGTGGAACCTTAACTATAGGAGTAGATGGAGCTAATGTTGGTGACTTAGATGCATCAGGAGATACTAAAATATTAGTAGGAGATGGAACTACTATAAATTCAGTTACAGTTACTGGAGATGTTACTATAAGTAATACAGGAGTAACTACAATTGGAGCAGGAAAAGTAACTAATGCTATGTTAGCTACAGCTCCTGTAACTTATTTAGAGTATACTGGTGCTTTAGATCCTGCAACAATTGCAGATATGTATGTTGGTGGTGGTGGTTCTGCAGTAAATGTTATAGCAGCAGCAGGAGCAGGAAAATTTATAGATGTAGTAAGCGTTAGAAGTTGGTTAGATTATGGGACTGTTGCATATACTGGTGGTGGAGTTTTACAATTAGATTATACTGGAACAGCAGGAACTGCTATAGCAAGTGTAGCTGCAACAGCTATGACAGGCTCAGTAGATACTACTGCAGTATGGGATTTACCAACAGGAGTTAATACAGCAGGAATTAATGCAGGAGTTTATTTAAATAATCTTACCGGAAGTTTTGCTTCAGGAGATGGTATACTAAACTTATCAATATTATATAGAATAATAGATTTTAATTAATTATGGCAGATATAACTTCAGCTTGTCTATTAGCACATAGAAGATTACTTCAGTGTAGAAGAGGTACTTTAGGAGTATCTATTTCTGATAAATTAGCCATCGGAGGAAATACTAAATGTCTAGAGATTAAAATGAAGATTGTAGACAATCTTTTAGGAGTATTGTGTAGATATGATCCAGATGCAACTTTAAACTGTCTTACAAGTGCTAAAATAGATAAAATAATAACACATTGTTACAAGCTTTTACCAAAAGATTGTTAAAATATAAATAATATGGGAACTAATAGAAAACCAGGAAATAAGAAAATTATTAAAACTAATTTAAAAACTTCAGATAGAATATCCGTAGTTTATAATAATGAAGAAGTAGAAATGTCATTGGAAGATTTTTCTTCTAATTTACCTTTAGCTACTACTGCAAGAGGTTATACTTCTTTCACAGCTTTAGTAGAACAATCTGGAACAGGTGTACCTACTATTGAAAAAGTATATGAAAACACAACGGGAATAACTCCTACATTCACCAGGAGTGACCCAGGCAAGTATGTTTTAAACTTTGGAGACCCTGGAGGAGCTGGGGATTTACAATATTATAATACTGTAATATTACATAACTTTCCATACGCAGGACAAAATGATCCAAACTGCCAACAAATAGCTGTTGAATTTAGTAACGGGCACGTTAGGTGTCAAGTATGGGATATTGTCGTTAATGGAGCAGCTACAGAAAAAGCTTTTACAGATGGACATTTCGATGGGTACATTGAAGTGAGAATATATAATTAAAAATAAAATATAATGACAAAAATAGATACGGAAACTACAAATAAAAGATTGCAAGAACTTATGAGTAAGTCTCTTACAGGAGCTTTGCCTTTAGTTATAACGGATACAAATGTTAATACTAATATTAATGCATATGCTATTTATGCTATAACAGATGCAACCTTTACGACATTAAATGTTGTAGCAGAAGGAGATGATTTATCTGCACAAACTCTTTCAGCAGGACATATATGGTATGTACCTATTGTTGGAACAGTAACATTAGCAGGAGGAGCAGTAATCATATATCAACATACCACTTCTGGTAATTAATATATAAAAATAATTAAATGTTTGGATTAGGTTTAGGTCAAGTAAGTATGGGTTCTGGAGGGGCTTCGCCTAGTGGTATTGCCTATAAGAGACCGACTCTTACAGGTCAAATAACATCCTATTCGACAGGTGATGACGCATGGCATTTAGCGAATGGAACTTATGATTATACACCACCCATTTATCCCGTTAGCTATGCCGAATTAGACACAACAGCCTTAGACCCACATAGAACATTAGTTAGTGATAATACTTTTGGAAATACAAACAGATATACAGATATTAATGGTTTGCAGGTTTATGGAGATAATTATATTATAGATCATTTAACTGGATTAGGCTGGTATAGAGTGGTATCAGCTACGGGTACAACTTGGGATACAGCTATAAGTAACGCATATGCTTCTACTACATTAGGATATAGTGATTGGAGAATACCTAACCAACAAGAATTGATTAGTGTTACAGAAGCTGAAGCCCTTACAGGTGTTTTTAATCATTCGCCATTTAATTATGTTAGCGGTCAATATATAAACTGTAGCAACACGCAAATAAATAATTCAGCAAACACAATAAAAATAGTGAACACCTCGCTTGACACTGCCATATTCGGAAAGGCGATTGGTGTAGGAGTTTATTTTATTTGTAGAAACCATTTTAACTAAAAAAAATGAAAGCAATAGGAACAGTAAAAATAACAGAAGAATTAACATTAACTAATCCTAGTATGGAAGTAGAAAATATTACATATAGTTGGAGTGGAGATAATAAGGTTAGATTTGAATTAATCTTTATAGAAGAAGGTGGAACTTTAAGAAACTCTCGTACATTTGAATTTGTAAACAAGGGAGGAGGATATATGTCTGGAGATGATGCTTGGAATATGATCTCTACTCATAAAACATTAAAACAATTTAATGTACCAACAGAAGCTAATATTACTTGGATTACAAGATTTAAATCATTCTTTAATATTAAATAAATGTTTGGATTAGGATTAGGTATACATAAGTGGAGGAATTTGGGAGGTCTCTCTCTTGCCTCAATATTTAGTACTTACAATTTTACAAATATGTGGAGTGCTGAAAACATTAATACACCATCCAATCAAAACGTATTAAGTATTGCAACGGATGAGTATGTAAATGCAGACAACGTACTAACACCATTAGCTAATACAACTACTGGCACTATCTCTATGTGGGTTAAACCTATAGATGCCACACCAACGGTTAGTGAGAGATTTTTTGCCTTTGGAGATACTGATGATAACAGCATAATAACCGGCTATATTACTCCAACCGGAACTTTTGTGTGTGTTATTAGAAATAGTGGTACTATTCAATGGCAATTAACAACTGATGCATCAGCTTTTTCAGATGCCACTTGGACACATATTGCATTAGTGCAAAACGCAACATCACCCGTATTATATGTAGATGGCGTAGCGGTTGCTCAGTCATTTTTAGTCAGTACAGATGCTACGCAATGGTTTAATGATATTGCTGGTTTAGATAATGGTAGGTTAGGTTGTGGTAATACTAATAGTGGTGGAGATACATTATTCTTTAACGGCTCAATAACTGATGTGTTATTTACAAGTGATGCTAAAACTGCACCACAAATTGCTGACATTTACAATGATGGTGTTCCAAAGAATGAGGCAAGTATTTCAAATGCAGTAGCTTATTACAGATTTAGTAATGCCCTTGACAATTATAATTCAGATGTGGCAAATGAGTGGAATTTTTATGATAATATTTCAAGCATCCAAAGTTCAACGGTAAATTGTGAAGAGGGTGATGTTGCAAGTGAGGATGTAAGTGCCGAATTAATTACATACGATTATGCGGGTGAACACGATTTAGCAAATGCAGTTGGTGAGCAACCTACATTAACAACAAGTTCAGATTTTGGTGGAAAACCAGTGTTTCAATTTTCCGGTGCTCAAGGGTTCGAAAAGATTGTATCTAATTGGAGAAGTGCTGATAGCTTAGGAATGATAACTACCGTATTGCAACCTTTATCTGATATTTGGGTTGGTTTAGCAGCTTCAGATAATGGGGTTAATAATAACTATTTAGGAATGTTTAATACCGCAGGTGCTGGACTTTTTAGAGCAAATGATACGGGAGGATTAAATAGATTGTCGACAGCCTCAAGGCCGGCGGCATCTGAGTACGGCACAATAGTTCTTTCAATTTATTCTACAGGAACAGCTTACAAAATTTGGCTTAACGGTATTGAAGTAGTTGAGGATATGGTCACAGGAGTAAATGATGGTATGTGGTTTAGTGATATTCAAGTAACTGGAACAGATAATATTACAATCGGGAAAATACTTGACAATTCTCCTGA